AGACCGTCAAGTTGAGATTCGTCAGCAAGCATGGCACCAAGCCAAAGCAATCATTGACGTAGCCACAGCTGAAAAGCGTGACCTCTCAGCAGAAGAAGAGCAAACCTACAGCCGTTTGAACAATGAGCTGAACGAGCGAGCAGCAACCATTGCCAAACTCCGTGAAGATGAATCACGTGAACTTCGCATGGACGCAGCAACCCGTGAAATTGCAGATCAAGTTCGCCCTGTTGCTTCGGCACCAGTGAACGAAGATGTCGCAATGATCCGTGCGCTCATCAAGGGCGAATCACGTTCGGCTAATTTTGAGCGTCGTGACATCTTGAAGTCGAGCACTGGTTCACCAGTACCGACATCGTTCTACAACCAGGTGATCATGAAGGCACGTTTGATTGCGCCAGTCTTGGCAACATCAACTGTCCTCAACACTGCTGGTGGCGAGAACCTTCAGATTCCACGTTTGTCAACTTACTCAGTTGGAACTGTCAATTCAGAAGCAGCAACACTGGGCGAAAGCGATCCAGCGTTCGCAGCATTCATCACACTCGGAGCATTCAAATACGGTTTCTTGACACAAGTGTCGCAGGAACTTCTTGAAGATTCTGGTGTTGACATGCTCAGCTTCTTGGCTGATCAGGTCGGTAACGCATTGGGCTTCGCTGTTGGATCAGCGTTGACTGTCGGAACCGGAACGAATGAGCCAACTGGTATCGTCGCAGCTTCGTCTGTTGGTGGTACTTCAGGCACAGCAACTGGATTCACAGCAGACAACCTCATTGACCTTCTCTACTCCTTGGATGGTGCAGCTCGCAACCTTCCAGGTGTTGGTTGGATGATGACTGGTCAGTCGATTGGTCGAGTTCGCAAGTTGAAGGACACGGCAGGCAATTACGTCTTCCAACCTTCGTTGGCAATGGACTCCCCAGACATGCTCTTGGGCAAACCACTGTATGAGAACCCTTCAATGGCAGAAGCCACCACAGGCACCAAGTCCGTAATCGTAGGTCACTTGCCTTCGTTCTACGTCCGTAGTGTTGGTGGCATCAAGTTGGATCGTTCCGATGACTTCGCATTCAGCGCAGGTCTCGCTACCTTCCGAGCAACATTCCGTGTTGACTCAAACTTGCCACAAGTAACTCACGTCAAGCATCTCCTCCAGCCATAAGGCTTGAGGGGCTTGTTCCCTTACATCCCATAATTCCCCTAGGCTTAGGGTCGGTACGAACACGCAGGGCGTACCGACCCTATTTCTATTTACCCCCTGCGATCTGCGAAGGAGAAGAAAGTGAAGAATGCTGGTAATAATCCGAAACACAATGGTCGAACTACCACCCCTAGAAGCAGAGATGTTGTTGCATCGGGGGATAGCACACTTGCCAGAAGTAGCAGACCTGCCAATGCAGACTCGTTACGAATCCTCTGGTATTCCAACGCTCCATTCGTTCCCACCGGCTACGGTACGCAAACAGCGCAAGCCGTCACAAGGCTCGTCAAAGAAGGTCACGAAGTAGCAATCCATGCCATGTACGGACTCGAAGGAGTTACGTCAAATTGGAATGGAATCAAAATGTATCCACGTGGAATGGCACCGTACAGCGATGATGTGATGGTTGCTCATGGGATGGACTGGTCAAACGGTAATCCTGAGTTGCCTTCGTTGTTGATGACTTTGTTTGATGTGTGGCCTTTGAAGTCAAAGTCGTTGGATATGGTCGCAAACATTGCGTCGTGGGTTCCGATTGATCATGCACCATGTCCAGCCGATGTGGTTGAGTGGTGTGCGCGTCCAAATGTCAAACCGATTGCGATGTCTAGGTTTGGTGAGAAAATGTTGAATGATGCTGATGTGGAATGTTTCTATGTTCCTCATGGCATTGAGTTGATCTTCAATCCTGATACAAAGTTTGTGAATGGTGACAAGACATTCACGGGTCGGCAGTTGATGGGTGATGTTCCTGATGACAAGTTTGTCGTGATGATGAACGCAGCGAACAAGGGTGCTAGTCCGTCACGCAAATCCTTTGCCGAGAACATGTTGGCGTTCGGTATCTTTGCGCAAGACAAACCTGACGCATTGCTGTATCTACACACTGAGAAGGATGGTGCGATGGGTGGAGTCAATTTGATTCATCTGTTGGCTGCGTGTGGGATTCGTGAGGATCAATACAAGATTGTTGATCAGTACGCATATCGCACTGGGTTCCCTCAGCAGGCGTTGGCATCGATGTATGCAGCAGCTGATGTGCTGTTGTCGGCAAGCATGGGTGAAGGGTTTGGGTTGGCTGTGATCGAGGCTCAGGCGTGTGGCACCAGAGTGATTGTTTCGGACTTCTCTGCTCAGCCGGAGTTGGTTGGGTCTGGGTGGGCTGTGGAGGTGCAACCGTTTTGGGATAATGCTCAGCGTTCTTGGTTCTGCACACCTCAGGTGGGTTCGATTGTGGATGCCCTGAGACACGCCTACGACGCTCCTAGAGGGGTTGATCAGGTGGCTGTGGACTTCGCACAGGCATACAACGCTGACGCTGTTTGGGAGGCTCATTGGAAGCCTGTGATGAAGGGACTTGCTGAATGGTGCCGTGCATCATCATCCCCGTCCTGAACAGGTATGACTTACTAGAACGGGCGATCCGTTCGATTGACTATCCCGTTGAGCAGCTCATCATCGTTGACAACGGCGATGGGTATGACGCTGACATGTTGGCTTGGACTGCGCCTTGGCAGTACATTCAGAACTGGTATCTGTGGCGTATGCCAACGAACCTTGGTGTGGCACCATCATGGAACCTCGGTATCAAAGCAACACCTCGGGCTGACGGCTGGATTCTGTTGAACTCTGATGCGTTCTTTGAACCAGGTCAACTGGAAGCGTTCTACAAAGATTGTGAACCTGATGCAATTACGTTGACGACTGGAATGCCTGGTTGGTCGTGCGCGTGGGTGGGTGCTGGTGTGGTTGAGCGTGTCGGCTTGTTCTCTGAATGTTATGTGCCCGCATATTTTGAGGACAACGATTTTGAGGAACGTGCGCGTCGGATCAATGTTGAGGTGAAGGTTTCGCAGGCTCGGATCATTCACGACAATTCTTCAACCATTAGGTCGGATGAATCTTTGGCTGATAAGAACAGCAAGAGTTTCCAATCCAATCAGGAGTTGCATCAGTTGCGTTGGCAGACTGGTGTGCCTGATGTTGGTCATTGGGATTTGAAGCGTCGAAGGGACTTGGGGTGGGATTAGAAGATTTCAGAGGTGTGCATGACGGCGAGACGATCTTTGTGTTTGGTTCTGGTGCAACGCTGAACTATCTGGCACCGAGTTTCTTTGATGACAAGATTTGTGTTGCAACGAACTTCTGTGGTTCGGTGTTCGGGCTGAGCAAGTATTACGTGTTCAGCCATTACCATTTTGACTCAGTATCAGAAGCACAGCACAATGAGACGGTAGTTGTGTTCACACCGTTGCGTGAGCATGGCACCGACGCAGAGTTCACAGGTTTCATGCCAAAGATTGTCACGTTCCCAACTACCACTGGTCGTCCTGGTTCATCGTTCAATCCATCTGGCAAGGACTGGCCTACGCTAGACAACTCGCTAATCATTGGATCATCGAGTATTCATGGCTCAATGCATTTGGCTGCGTATATGGGTGCGAAGTTCATTGTGTTGGTCGGTGCTGATTGTGGTGAGTTAGGTGGTGCTGAACGGGTTGAGGGGTATGTGAAGGGTGATATTCCTTGGGCATTGTATGAGCAACATCTTCGAGACATGAAGCAACGGTTGTTTGATGTGTATGGATGTCAGGTCTATTCGTTGAATCCGTTTATCAACTACAGTTTGGAAGGTACGCAGTATCGTGGAGCCGCTTCAATAAACTAGGATTGGAACACTATGGCAATCACCAACGGCTATTCCACACGCAACCAGATCAAAGCAGCGTTGCGCATTGGTACGGCTGACACGATTGATGATGAACTCATTGACAACTGTGCTGGAGCTGCGTCACGTCTGATTGATGGTTACTGCAACCGAAAGTTTTGGGTTGTTGGGTCTGCAACTTCTCGGGTGTTTCAGGCTGAGGATTCGTTCTTCTGTTCTATAGATGACATGTCTGGAACTGCGCTCACTTTGCAAACTTCAACGAATGCTGACGGCATATTTGACACAACTTGGGCTGTGACCGATTATCAGTTGGAACCATTGAACGGTGATCTTGATGGGATCACCTGGGCGTTTGACAAGATTCGTGCAGTCGGTGACTACCTGTTCCCAACTGTCAATGCCAACTACGGTTCACAAGCATTGGTGAAGGTGACAGCAAACTTTGGTTGGCCGTATGTTCCTGAGCCGGTAACGCAGGCAACGATCATTCAGGCTTCAAGATTGTTCAAACGATATGACAGTCCGTTGGGTGTCGCAGGTTTCGGTGACATGGGTGCAATCAGGGTGAGCCGTGCGCTTGACCCTGACGTGGCACAGCTCGTCGAGCCGTACCGACGCATGCGTTTATTCGCATGAGTTCAGTCACTACCGTCTCCCAGATCAAAACTGGTTTGGCTGCGAACCTAGCAACCGTGTCAGGGCTTCGCGCTTACGCCTATCAGCCTGACAATGTGAACACCCCGTTCGCTTGGCCGTTGCTAGACAGTATTCAGTACAACGGGGCTATGGGTGGGGGTTTGATTACTCACAGGTTCACGATCAGTGTTGTGGTTGGTCGTTCGGCTGAGCGTACTGCACAAACTTTGTTGGATGGCTATCTGTCATATAAGGGTGCTATTTCAATTCGTCAGGCGATTGAGTCGGATCGGACTTTGGGTGGTGTGGTGCAGGATTTGATTGTTGAGTCTGCAAGCAACATCTCCACCCTTGAAGCGAATGACGCAACGTATCTGGCGATTGACTTCGTTGTCACGGTGTACGCCTGACCCCTTGCCGTAGGTTGCTTGTGGCGTGTAGTGTTATGCAATCGGCTCAGCCGAGCAGACATCAACTCGAACGCCGATAGGCAGGAGCAGACATCATGGCAAAGCAAGTACTCACAAACGTCGCAGTCACCTACGGCACTGCCAACACGGACATCAGCGCGTATGTAACGTCAATTACATTGTCTTCAAGTGCGGCTGAAGTTGCCACAACTTCGATGGGTTCTTCAGCTGTGACGCGAATCCAAGGCTTGATCGATAACTCGATCACAATGGAATTGCAACAGGACTACCCAACGATTGAGAAGTTGTTCTTTGATGCGTTCACTGCTGGTACTGCTGTACCGATGACAGTGAAGCCAAACGGAACTGCTGCTGCTTCGTCCTCGAATCCACAGTATGCGTTCTCGGTTCTGCCGACTGCACACGAGATGGTCAAGGGTGCCATAGGCGACCTAGCCACAATGTCAATCAGTTTCCCAATCTCTGGTGCAATCACTAAGACAGGTACTGGCGCGTAGTTTCTAAATAATCCAATCCCTTACCTGCGGAGGTAGAGAATGAAAATAGCACTCAGTTTGACTAGTGCATTAGATGGCAAGCAACGAACGATCTTCGCTGCGTTCCCTGACTTCATTGCGTTTGAAAACAAATACAATCGCAGTGTCGCCAAGTTTGAAGCCGAACTCACATTGACCGATCTTGCATACCTTGGATGGCATGCAGAGAAACGGTTGAAGAAGACTGGGTTGGACTTTGAATCGTGGTGCGATGAGATTGAAGCACTCGAAGTGGGAGATAGCGCAGAAGCAGTGATCGTCCCTTTGGAGATAAGTCAGCCCACTGGGTAATTTCGTATCTCGCTTGCGAGACAGGGATTGCACCATCAGTGTTGCTGGCAGAAGAACCACGAATGCTGTTCACAATGTTGGCGTACCTTCGATGGAGAGCCATTCATCTAGGCAAGTAGTATCGGTGTATGGCAAGACCTAATCCAGGCACAAGTCGTGCAGGAACATTCCGTTCAAACATTCAGAACGATGCTCCGGTACAGATACTGGGGATCACTGAGTACCTTCGTGATGCTTCAAAGCAATACGATGAGTTCAACAAATATGCTCGTATCGCATCAAAACGAGTTGCCAATTTGATCGTCGTTGCAGCCACCTTTGAAGCAGCTTCGGTGACTCGTAATCGTCAGGCTATGGAAGTGATGAAGGGCATGGTTGCAACTAGTGACCGTGTGCCAACAATCAAACTGAAGGAGAACTCGCCGTTCAACTCTAGGTCTAGGAAGTTTGGTTCGTCGTACAACATCAAGACACGTCGCAGGGTAAGGCGACAGGTGACTAGAGGTGACGTGTTCTTTGGTGCCGAGTTCGGTGGTGGTTCGTATGGATCAGGGAACCTGACTGTGGCTGGGGCTAAGTCACGCGCTGGAACTGAGATGTTCCGCAAGGGTGGGGGCAGGACAACCCAGTTTCTTAGGCATCGTGGGCAGTCAGGATATTTCTTTTGGCCTGCGGTGCGCAAACATAAGGCTGATATTGCTGACGCTTATTTAGATGCGATTCAGAAGGTCTTGGATGGTTTGGCAGGTAAGGAAGCAGCCAAAGCGATAGAACGCGAATCGGTTGGTTCTGGGCCTCTGTTGAGTGATTTCATGAAGGTCATTTAGATAGTTGACTTTGGCTGTGGTTTCGCTACCCTGTAGTTAGGGAGGCGTTCATGGTTGTCTATTTTGATTCGGTCAAGTCTGTTCAGCCGAAGCCGTTCGCCACGAATTGGGATGACCTCAAAGAACGATTGATGCACCATGAGGAGAATGCGCACAAGTCTGATGGTGCGTTGTGGTCGCCTGTTGAGTACTACCAAGGCAGGACTAGAGGCAACACTGCTGTTCGTTTCATTGAAGCGTTGGTGGTTGACATGGACGGCGAGTCGTTTGCGAACGCCAACCTTGATGGATTTGAGTATCTTGCCTATTCCACATATTCGCATCGACTAGATGATCCTCACTATCACTTGGTTCTGCCGTTGGCTGAGCGTGTGCCAGCAGGACTGTGGCGAGCGATATGGGGTGAACTACACGAACGACTCAACCTTGTTGGCGACCCTGCGACCAAAGACCCTGCTCGTATCTTCTACCTTCCACAACATGCACCAGATCAACCTTGGGAGTTCCACGAACAATCAGGCAAGTTCATTGACACAGACTTCCAATACGAACCTGCACGGAACCCAACACCTGCGTCACCACGTCAATCTGCTCAGCCTCGACGCAGGCGCACTGTTGGTGTTGAGATGGATGATGCGTGGTGGGATGCTGCGAAACCGATGACACAGTATTCTCATTTGGAAGGTCATGCGTTGTGGAAAACAATGGCTGATGATTTCCGTGTGATGGTTGCCGAGTACCGAGAAGCCGTGCGCTTGGCAAGTCAGGATGTCATCTAGAATTGCCGCATGGCTGGCGAACGTACCTTTGTTGTCAAGTTCATCTCCGATGTCGGTGGTGCGCTTAGAGGCATCAAGAGGGTTGGCGATGATGTAGGTGGGATGGGGAGCAGGATTGCTTCTGTTCTGCCGTCGTTCAAAACAATGGCTATTGCAGGCACCGCAGCCTTTGGTGCTGTTGCTGCTTCGTCATTGAAGTTAGTCAATATGGCATCCAGTTTGGAAGAATCGCAATCCAAAGTCAATGTTGTATTCGGTGAAGCAGCTGGTGTAGTCAACGAGTTTGCTGACACATCAGCACAGGCGTTCGGTATTACGAAGCAGGCTGCGTTAGAAGCCACAGGAACATTCGGAAACTTATTGCAGGCATTCGGTACTGGCAAAGGTCAAGCAGCCGAGATGTCAACCACATTGATCGGGTTGGCTGCTGACTTAGCATCATTCAACAACACTGGCATTGAGGACGCAATCCAAGCGTTGCGTTCAGGTTTGTCTGGTGAGACTGAACCGTTGAAGCGATTCGGTGTTGCGATCAACGATGTGCGATTGAAACAAGAAGCAACGACTCTAGGTTTGTACGACGGCAAAGGCGCGTTGGACATCAATGCGAAAACTCAAGCTGCTTACGCATTGATCCTCAAGGACACAAGTTTGGCGCAAGGCGACTTCGCTCGAACCTCTGATGGGTTTGCCAACCAGATGCGAATCTTGAAGGCTTCATTGAGTGATGCCGCAACTGAACTTGGAACAATCTTGTTGCCATACTTCAAACAGTTCATTATTTATGTGAATAAGAACATCATTCCTGGTGTGTTGCTGTTTGCTAGGACGATTGGCAACGAAGGTCTAGTCCCTGCATTGGCGATTGCTGCTTCTGCGATGGGCGACTTCGGTATATCTGCAATCAATACCTTGGAAAACATGTATGTCGGTATGCTTCAGTTCACTGCCGGTGTAGCCAAGACCGTTCGTATTCTCGCCGATGGTATTGCGTTGGGTGCAGCGGTTGCCAAGAACCCATTGCTTGCCGCTCAAGCCCTTGCAGCTGCGATTGCTGCTTCAAACATCCAAGAAGCAGCAGAGGCTTCAATAGAGGGTGCTGGTGCGATGTTTGATAGGTTCCGCATCAAAGTGGGCAATGCTGCTATTGCGTTGAACGCATTCAAGAACATGAATCCTTTGGTTGAACAAGTTGATGAGTTCGGACGCAGGGTGGCAAAGGTTGTGCCACCGATGACTGATGCTGAGAAGGCTGCTGCTGAGTTGGCTGCAAGACTTGCTGGGCTTGATGGTAAAGGTGCTGGTGGTGTGGCTAAGGCTGTGAAGACTGCGACCGAGAAGTTGAAGATTTATACCGATGCGTTGAAGTCAAGCAACTCTGCACAGAAGTCGTTCACTGATGCGCAGAAGGCTTCGGTGAAGGCTGGCCAGTCGTTGACGGCTGCGAACCAAGGTGTGGCTGACGCGCAGGCTGCGTTCAATCAGGCTGTGGCTGGGTATGGTGCTGATTCGCCTCAGGCTAAGAAGGCTGCGTTCGAGTTGACGCAGGCTCAGCGTGGGTTGGAGCGCGCTGGGTACAACGTCGAGGGTTCGTTGTTTGCGATCAAGGATGCTGAGGATGCGTTGAAGAAGGTTCGTGCTGATCCTGAGTCAACACCTCAGGCGATTCGTGAGGCTGAGATTGCGTTGGCTGAGGCGAAGTTGTCGAGTGCTGATGCGATTGATGCGCAGACTGAGGCGACTGATGGTTTGACTACTGCGACTGGTTTGTTGAATGAGGCGATCTTTGGTGCTTCGGTTGGTTCAGAGATATTCAAGGAGTTGTCGGATGCGTTGACTGATGCGAAGCAGAAGCAGGCTGATGCGACTGATGCTGTCGCTGATGCGATTGATAATGAAACTGAAGCATTGGGTCGGTACAAGGATATGCAAATTGAGGTTGCTAGGGTTATTGCTCAATATCCAAGGATTGCGGCTGCTAATCCGATGGCTGGTGCGGCTGCTTCTATTCCGGCAACGGTGACTGGTAACTCAACTGGGTTCAAGGCGAATCCTGCTGGGGGTGGGATGGTGGTGAATGTGAACGCTGGTCTTATTTCTTCACCAGATGAGATTGCTGAGCAGATTAGTGATTTGATGACTCGTCGTGCGCGTCTCAATGGTGGCGATTTGACTGCGTTCTTCTAATGGCTAAGGC